AGTAGTTCTGTCATTGGGAGGTGCAAATCCTCCCTTAGCAATTGGCATCGGCCCTCTACGGAGGATACCCTTTGCCGTCTAGACGGTGGGAATAGACCACAAAAAATTTCAAGATCTTGAATAGGTTATATCAACATTTACTTTATTTAATTATTTACAATGGCTCAACAGTCTTCGGTTAACCCCGCTCAGCTAGTACAGCTAGGCCAGGCTAACCTTGCAGGTGATAAGCGTGCTCTTTATCTCAAGCTCTTCAGTGGCGAGATGTTTAAAGGGTTCCAAAATAACACAATCGCTCGTGACATGGTCATGAAGCGTACACTTAAGAACGGCAAATCTTTGCAGTTCATCTACACCGGTCGTATGACATCTGAATTCCATACGCCTGGAAATAGCATCTTGGGTAACACCGACGGTGCACCTCCAGTGGCTGAGAAGACGATCACAATTGATGATCTTCTGATTAGCTCAGCGTTCGTGTATGAGCTTGATGAAACTCTTGCTCACTACGAGCTGCGTGGCGAGATCTCTAAGAAGATCGGCTATGCACTTGCTGAAAAGTATGACCGTCTGATCTTCCGTGCTCTTACCCGTGGCGCACGTGCTGCATCTCCTGTCTCTGCTTCTAACTTTGCAGAACCTGGTGGTACTCAGATTCGTGTTGGCGCAACTGCTAACGCTTCTGATGCTTATGTTGCAGGCAACCTTGTTGCCGCCTTCTACGACGCCGCTGCTGCGATGGATGAGAAGGGTGTCAGTAGCGACGGACGTTGCGGTGTTTTGAACCCACGTCAGTACTACGAACTGATCCAAGCTGTCGGATCCAATGGTCTTGTAAACCGTGACGTACAGGGAACCGCCCTGCAGAACGGCCAAGGCATCGTTGAGATCGCTGGCATCAAGATCTTCAAGTCAATGAACATCCCGTTCTTTGGCAACTACGGTACTAAGTATGGCTCTGGCTCTGCTACAAACCCTGGCGTTACTTCACCTGGTAACACCGGTGACTTTGTTGGAGTGGCTGCTGAAAATGCTTCCGCTGCTTCTACTGGTATCAACAACGATTACGGTACCGCGGCTGAGCTTGGCTCTAACTCCTGCGGTCTGATCTTCCAAAAGGAAGGTGCTGGTGTTGTTGAGGCAATTGGTCCTCAAGTACAAGTCACCAGTGGTGATGTAAGTGTCATCTATCAAGGTGACGTGCTCCTGGGCCGCATGGCCTGTGGTGCAGATTATCTGAACCCTGCTGCTTGTGTAGAACTGTTTGCAGGCACTGCGACTGCTCCTTCTGCATTCTGATTATTACTTTACAGGGATCCTTCGGGGTCCCTTTTTTTTAACTATATGACTACTCCCTCTACGATTTCACTCGATACCGAACTATCCGCAGTCAACTCAATTCTGGGGAGTATCGGTCAAGCCCCAGTCAATACTCTTGACTTTACTAACCCTGAGATTTCATTCATTCATAACTTGTTGCGTGAAGTGAACATTGATGTACAGAATGAAGGCTGGTCTTTTAATACTGAATATAACTATAAGTATTCACCTGATGTTAATGGGTATTACATCATTGCCCCTAACGTAATTAGATATGATGTTACTGATGGTCAGAACATTAAAACTACAGATGTAGTTAAAAGGAATGGTCGTCTTTATGACAAGTACAACCATACCGATGTCTTTACTACTGACCTGTATCTAGACGTAGTAACTCTGTATGAGTTCAACGACTTGCCGTCTGTATTTCAACGGTACATCACTCTCCGTGCAGCAGGTCGTGCTGCTACTCAACTAGTTGCCAACCCTCAACTAGTACAGCTACTCGGTTCACAGGAGGCACAGTCACGTGCATCTTGTATGGACTACGAATGTGATCAAGGCGATCACACCTTTATGGGTTGGCCAGATGGCACGTCCTATCAAGCATATAAACCTCACCATGCACTAAGGCGCTAATGACAAGTATCACTCAAACAATTCCAAGCTTTACAGGTGGCATCTCACAGCAACCTGATGAGCTAATGCTTCCAGGTCAGGTCAAAGATCTACTGAATGGTGTACCAGACATCACAGAAGGTCTAGTCAAACGTCCTGGTTCACGCTATCTAAATTCATTGAGTGGTGCTACCAGTACTGGTTCTTGGTTTAGTTATTATCGTGACGAATCTGAAGGTGCATATATAGGTCAGGTACAGACCAATGGTTCTGTCAATATATGGAAAGTCAGTGATGGCACCGCTGTTTCTGTCAGTGGCAATGTATCGTCATATCTTTCCCATACATCAGCATCAGATCTTAAATTCCTCACTGTTGCTGATACTACCTTTGCTACTAACACTACTGTTAATACTGCAAAAACAACTGCTAAGTCTCAAACCCGTGCAGCATCAGTTGGGCGAACATCACCTGATGAAAACTTCCAAACCTTTGTAGAGCTTCGACAAGTCTCACATGGTCGTGAATATAGTTTTGATGTAGCTAGTCCTGGTGCTGCAGATGCATATGTTGGTGGTAGTTCTTCAAGAGGTGTAGTTACTAAAATCAGTCTGAAAACACCGGCTGATTCTCCCTTTTATCAGGCGACGTCTAATACTACTGTTACCGATCCCACAGGTGAAGTTGTAACAATAACTAGAGGAGTTAATGGTGGTTACAAAGGTTTAGATCCAGGTTTGCCATATCAAGGATCTGGGATATTTGAAATTGATAATGGTGGAACACCAGGAAATGGTATGGTTGTTCGTCTTACTGTTACAGGACAGGTACAGGTTTCTAAACATTCTGTAGGTACTATTGACTCTGATGATTATGTTGGAGTTTATAATTCAAATGTTGAGCTTTTACATGGCGGTAATAACTATGCTGCTGGTACGGATGTAACAGTTGTTCTTAAGAATGTTACTCATACGATACGTATTGAAGAGGTTCTGCCTGTTAAAACTAAATTAGATCTTGGTACTTTCAGACCTACACCCACAAGCTTTGATGCCAACCAAACTATTTCTGCTGATACTGTTCTTGATATTGATCTAGCTAATACTAGCCTTACTCCGAATGTACAAAAGATTGGCAATGGATTCTTTATCTCCCATACTAGTGCATTTAATGTAACTACAGCTCAACCTGATCTTTGGAGGATTACTTCTACAGAGGTTAATGATGTTACTGAACTACCTAGGCAATGTAAAAATGGTATGGTCATTAAAATTGTTAACAGTAGTGACTCGCAAGAAGATGACTTTTATCTTAAATTTGTTGGTCAAAATAATGCAGATGGTCCTGGTAGCTGGGAAGAAACAGTTCGGCCTTCATCATCTGGTGTTGATGTATTTACCACACTGAATCAAGAAACCTTACCAATTAAGATCCAGCGTCAAGCTAATGGTAGCTTCCAAGTTAGTTATATTACTTGGGATACTAGAGCAGTAGGTGATGATGCTACCAATCCCTTTCCTACTTTCTTAGACAAAAAGATTTCACAAACTTTCTTTCATAGAAACCGTCTTGGGTTCTTATGTGAAGACAATGTCATTCTAAGTCAGGCTGATGAAATCTTTAATTTCTTTAACAATACTGCTCTTGTAGTGTCAGGAAATGATCCTATTGATATTCAATCTAGCTCTACTCAGCCTACCAGGTTTGTTGATTGTATCGAAACTAATACCGGTTTAATTATATTTGGAGAAACGCAGCAGTTTATGTTGCATACAGATAGTGACTCTTTAACTCCTACTACAGCTAAGTTATCTAATATATCTACTTATAGGTATAGCCCTGATACACCTCCTATTAGTTTAGGAACAACCATTGGGTTCCTAGATACTGCTGGTACATACTCTCGTTTGTTTGAGATGTTTGACATCAAGCGAGAGGGTGAGCCGCAGCTTATTGATCAAACAAAGGTGGTCTCTAAGTTAGTACCTAACTCTGTTAATATTATTTCCAATAGTAGGGAGAATAGCACTATTTTCCTTGCGGAAAAAGGTAGCCCAGATCTTTATCTTTATCGCTATATTACTGTTGGTTCAGAGCGTATCCAAACAGCTTGGTACAAATGGACATTACCATATAACGTTGCTTATTTGTTTGTCTTGGATGACAACCTATATCTAGTTTCTTCTGATTACAAATTACTTGAACTCAACTTACAGGATCGCAATGTCGGAACTACAGTTGATGATTTTGTACCTGGTGTTGGTTTCTTTGGCGATGTTCGTGATTATCAGATCTACTTAGATTCTTCTCAATTCATTACTGCAGGTTCTTACAACAGTACAGATAACACTACTACTATTAGCTGGCCTAACCGTGTCGGTACAGGTACACCTGCTGTAGTTGATAGGGATACAGGGGCTGTATACAAGTACAAGTCTGTCAGTGGTAATGACTTTGTATTCCATGGTAACTTCGCCGGACAGACAGTCATCATTGGATGGTTGTTTGACTTCAATGCTTCTATTCCTAAATTCTATGTCCGTAAGACTGCCGGAGAAAAGACTACATCTGATCTAACTGCCTCTCTTATTATTCAACGTATCCATCTTCACTACGGTGATGTGTCTCAGATTAATGCAAAGGTCAATCTACGTGATAATCAGGTTGTTAGTAACGTACTTGATCAGACAATCATGGACTGGTACAAAGCAGGTAAAGGTCCATTTGTAGATAATTATTCTTACACAGTACCTATCTATCAACGTAACTCTAACTTTAGGGTTGACGTTACATCTACTCATCCAGGTCCTGCTTCGTTAAATTCATTAACTTGGGAGGGTGATTACACTCCTATGAATCATAAACGTGTCTAAGTTTATTCATCCAATCACTATGCAGGCTGCCTATGAGGTGGCCTGTAATTTACGTCCAGATGATTACAGAGAGGTAGTGGAGGGACATGGACATGACCCGAAAATTACCCTTCCTATAGGTGCTAAACAAACAGACTCTGTTTATTTCACAGTGCCATCAGGAGTAATCGCTGGTGCCGCAGGTGTAGGAACTAAAGGAGAAATCTGGATGTTATGTACTCCTGCTATATCTAAATATCCTATTACGTTTGCACGAGAAGCTAAACGCTATATCGAAAGCCGCTCTGAAAAGTTGCTTTGGAACATTGCAGATAAACGTAATACAACACACCTCAAGCTTCTCAAGTTCTTGGGTTTTAAGTTTCTTAGGGAACTAACTCATGGACCAAACAATTTAACCTTTATAGAATTTTGCCGTGTGCGAACCCGTTAGTGCAACGTTAGGTGTTTTGAGTGCAGGGTCTTCTGCCTTGGGTGCAGTTGGTGCACACCAAGATGCCACAGCGCAAGCTGAAGCTCAGAATAGATCAATTGCTAACAAAGCAAATCAAAGAAATCGTCAGTATGAACTTACCAATTTACGTGGTATAGCAGAATATAACCAAGCAGTAACGGATGTTGAGCGTCAACAAGATGCTCAGGCACTAGCCTTTGCTGGTTTTGCTGCTGAAGAAGAATTAGCCAAAGACGATCGTATCAATCAATATCTTGCTGCTGATCAAACATTAGTTGCAAAGTTACTAGGAGAATCTTCTGTTAAAGAAGGTGGTCGATCTCGTAGTTATGGAAAAAATGCTGCCAAAGAAATTGGAAGACAACGAGGAATGATGGTATCTAATCTTACACGTTCTGATATTGCTAGTAAGCGTAATGTTGATAAGGCACGTAAGTCGGCTGATGCACAGAGACAGAAACTCTTTGCACAAGTTGCCACCCCATACCGTGCTGGTCCTGCCCCAAGTCAAGATATTGAATTCGTCAAAGGTCCGAGCAAGCTTGGCCTGGTTGCAGGTTTGGCTGGTGCAGCAGTACAGGGTGCGAGTACATACGACAGTTTTGCACCTTCGACTAAGAAACTTAGTGAGGTTCTTAAGTAAATATGACATATTCAGGTATTACATCTGGGTCTAGGGATTTTAATCCAGATCCCACACCCGCATATTCAGACAGACTACGTGACTTACATAATTCACTAGAGACAAATATTGATCGTTTTAACCAGTCTGTAAATGCCAATGATCAGGCACGGTTGTTAAACGCAGAGCGTGCTGGTGATGACATGAGAGCACTTGGTAAGTTGTCAGGTACGTTAGGTTCCGTGCTTGGTGCTGTACAAGAACAACGTATTAAGAGGTTCCAAAACGAAGCTACTGTTTTCAATGAGTTAGGTATTGACACACAAGAAAAGCTCGATGCTGCTCGTGCTAAGCAAGATGAACTAGAAGCTGAGCTAGATGAGTCTACTAAGGCTACTGACAAACTTGTAAGTAAGGCTGAAGAAAATGGTGAGCGCATGTCTGTCGTTCAAGGCATTCGGCGTCTCAATGGTTATCACATTGCTGAACTTAAAAAGTCAGGTATTGTCGGAGCAGTCAATGATTTTAATTCTAATCTAGGTAAAAGCTCTGCTGCTTACTTTGTAGAAAATAATCTAACGCTTGAGCAGAAAAAAGCTTACATTAAGTCTCAAGGTGCTGACTTCTTAAATGGTCTGGCTGAGAATTACTCTACAAGTTTGATTGCTAAGTATGCAATCCCTGCTTATACCAAAGCTAAGAACAGTGAGATCAAGTTACTTGAAGATGCTAATGATCGTGATCAGTCAACAGCTATACGTAGTGATGCTGAAGCTAATTTAATTGATGGTGGTTCATTAGAAAATTTTATATCTAACGTAAGACATACAAAAGACAATCAGGGTAATTATCTTGGCAGAGGTGGAGCATTAGAGCAGCTTGCTGAGATCAATAGAAAGCAAGGGCAGGCTGGTAACTTTCTTGATCTTGAAGCTTTAGGAGAAGAAATCGTCAATGGTAAACCTTTCAAAGATCATCCTAGGTTTGCAAAACTTGAGCAAGATCAAACTGATATACGTGCAGGTAGATTTCAACAAGATGAGCAACTTAAGGAAATTGCAATCCGTAAAAAGGAATTAGATTTTGATCGTATTGTACAAGAAAATCAGGGCGTAAGGTTTACTCCTGAAGAAATTTATCAGATGCAGCAGGATGCGTCTAAAGATACTAATTATGTAATTGCTCCACATGAATTTACATTCTTTAAGGAGTACTTAACACGTACTGAAAATCGTGATAATGCTGCTGATGAGCGTATTATTCAAACACAATTGCAAGTTGGTGTAGGTCGTGGTTATCTAATTCAATCAGACCTAGATAATGTCAGCCCTGAACTAGCAGCAAAGTACCAGACAAATGTTGACGAGGCTAAGGCTAATGGTCTTGCTAAACCACCCGCAGGAGTTTCTAAAGCTGCAGAAGGTCACATATCTTCTATGGCAAATGAAATTACAAATGAAGCTGTTGGTGTTGATGATGTAGGTTCTACAAGTTATCAAACAGTAATTGCGAATGTACGTAGTGAGTACACTCGGATGTATCAAGGACATATTATGGATGGTGCTTCTGCTGAACAAGCACATACTTTAGCCAGAAAAGCTCAACTCGAATTACTTGCATCAGTCCGTGAAGAACAGCGAGATAAGGACGGTAATACATTTACTCGTTCTCAGCTTTATCACACAATTGGTTTCGGCAACGATGTTGAACTAGACCACCGTGTTGCTGAAGAAATTAATAACGGAAGAAAATATCTACAACAAGCTCAGCAAGGAACTTTTGACCTAACAACAACTGTCATTCCTGGTACTGAAGCTCATCTTAAACAACTTGAATCATTTCAAAATACAGGAGAAATACCTGATTACTATCACAACCTTGCCCGTGGCCATAAAAAACTTACTCCTTGGGACCTTGCTAATATGCAATACCGTGCACATACTGGCAAAGAACTTGGGAAAGATTCCCGCAGGGAAGCTTACGAAAAAGCTGAGCCTGCATTACAACAAGTATTAACTGAACCATTCAGTACTAAGTCTCGTATTTTTAGATCTCAAAGCAATATTGACTACAATAGTCCTGCACTTACTAATTCACCACTTTCTACATCTATGAGGCGTAAGTCTGACATTGTAGGTAAGTATGAATCTGATAGTGTCGGTGGTTATAACGCTGTCAACCAGATAGGTGTTGATGGTGGTAACGCTACTGAAGGTTACTCAGGAGACATTAGGAAGATGAGTCAGCACGGTGGACGTGCATTGACTGACATGACAATTGGAGAAATCATCGATCTCCAGGCTGAACTAGATGTAACTGATTCACAGTGGATCTCACAAGGTCGTTTACATGCTGTCGGTCGTTATCAGTTTACAAGAGATACTTTT